ATGCCTCTCCGGTCAGGGACGGAGGGGGGTGGGGGGAGTCCTCCCCCACCGGATCCAGACCCCACCCGGGGTCAGATCATCCCGGGGTGGGCCTCAGGCGCGCGACGTTGGGTGGCTCTCGGCTTGCGGGCGGCGTGCCCTTCGGCGGACGACTTCCGCGCGTGGTGCCATCGACACAGCGACACCAGATTCTCGTAGCTGTCATCGTCGCCCGGGACCTTATGGTCGACCTGGTTGGCTGGGTCGCCGCAGACGACGCCCAGCGAGTCCCGCGCCTGGCACCGATACCCGTCGCGCCGCAACACGCGGACCCGTCGGGTCGTCCAGTCAGCAGGTAGCCGGTCGCGTCGGTCGCTAGTCTCCCAGCCCACGGCCTACGCCCCGGGCTGGTCGCCCTGGGTGGGCGCCGCGTGGCGCGGGCCATCGACCCGGGGGGCGTCGATATCCTCAGCGATCACCACGGGGGCGACGGCGTGGGGGGCATCAGGCGCCGCAGGCAGGGCCGCAGGCATAGCGACCATACGGTCCTTCACGTCCAGGACGGCCACGCCCACGGCGCGGACCGGGTCCGACTTCAGGTACCCGCCCAGCGCGGCGCTAGCGCCCACGACGACGCCGTACGCCAGGGCCGCCCACGGCCCCAGGAACGCCAGCATCTCGGGCGTGATCGCGGTCAGGACGGTTAGGACCAGGGACGCCACGGCGGCCCAGCTGGCGCCAGCCGTGACCTTCGGACTGACAGGGTTATTAGTTGACGCCACGGCGGCGCTCCTTTCATCGGGGCAAGACGAAGCCCCCGGCGCTCAGCCCGGATCATCCGGGGGCGCCAGGGGCGGTAGGCAGGCTCACTAGGTCCCGCAGGGTATAGAAAATGCCCAGCCCCGCCGGTCGTCCTCAGCATTAGAAGAGGCTCACGACGCGCCCGGGGCCGGGCATTTAGGTAAGGATCTATCTTTCCTCCAAGAAGGAAGATAGCCACGAGTACAGTACGTTTACACAGGGCGGCGGGACGCCCTCACCCGGGCCGCCTCACACACCCGGCAGGCGTACGCCAGGCCGTCCGGGCGCCGACTATCACGGGCGAAGTCGCCGACCTGGCGGGCCTGCCCGCAACGGACGCAGACCTTCCCGCCCCGGCGCTTACGCCACGCCAGGCGGGCCAGCGCCTCAGCCGTCAGCCGGGCCGCCTCGCCGTCGCCGCCGTCGTACCGGGCGGCTATCCGGGCTATCAGGGCGGCGGGATCCGTCACTGGACGATCACCGCCTCAGCCAGCAGGCCCGCGACCGTCTCCAGCGGGACCGGCGCCAGGTCCCAGGCGTCGACCCCTACATGGATCTCCGGGGTCGACCGGGCCGACCGGCTCAGCCGCTCCGTCCCGTGGGTGTGCCCGTGCAACAGCGGGACGCCCAGGTCCGGCAGGCGCCACTGGGCGTAGCGCGTCTCGCCCCGGTCGCGGTCGTACGGGAAGTGAGACAGCAGGACCTCCTGCCCCTGGATCCGCCGACGGGCCGACGCGGCGACCGACTGGAACGCCCCGCCGTTACCCGCCAGGTACGGCCATTGCCTGCGATACGCGTCCCGGTGCATCGGGTGGGCCGGGTCATGGTTGCCCAGGACCAGATGCTTCTCGCCCGGCAGGGACCGGATCAGGTCCAGGGCGCGTGACGGGCTGGACGCCGCCAGGTCGCCCAGGACCCAAACAATGTCCTTAGGCCCGACGACCCGACGCCAGTTCTCGGCGATCGCGGCGTCGTGATCCGCGACGTCGTCGAACCCCCGCAGACCCGCGACTAACGCATGGCCCAGGTGCAGATCCGACGTGAAAAATACGTTAGCCACTCAGTCCTCCTTCGTGTCGTGGCAGGGGCAACACTCAGCGCGGACGCACACGCCCGGGGCGCCCGGGTAGGCGCACTCGTCACAGCATCCGATCACGACGGGCCGCCCTTCGCTTACGGATCCAGCCGTCCAGGACGGCGACCGCCCAGCACGGCGCCAGGATGATCGCCGCCCAGGCGACGCAGGCCCAGGCGAACAGGGCCAGATCAGCCAGCACGACGCGCCGCCACCTTCCGCTTGTGTTCCTCGGCCAGCGCCGTCTCCGTCTTATTGACCCGGTGGACCCGCCGGACCTGCTCAGGGGCGAACGACCGCCACTGGGGCGCACCCTTCGGCCCGCCCCAGAAGTCCAGCCACTCGCGCCCGTCGTCCAGCACGACCCGCTTTAGGAAGCGGAACCTGCCCCGCTCGCCCCGGATACTGACCTCCGTACCCGGGACCAGCTGGCGACCGTTCACAGCCGCCGCGTCGAACACGGACCAGGACGACGGCAGGCGAACATTCGACCGCCGCCGCGCCATCAGTCGACCTTCGGGTCGAACGGATCCGCCGCCGTCGGCAGGGCGTCCAGCGTCGCGACGAAGTCATCGATCGCCGCCTCGTCCAACGTGCCCGCCGCAGGGGCCGGGGACGGGGCCGCTGGCGCATCAGCAGGGGCGCCGCCAGGCACCAGGCCGAACTTCCGCTCGACGTCGATCAGCGGGGCCGCGTGGCCCATCCGGTGCAGGTTCAGACGCGCCGTGTCGTACCCGACCGACTCGTCATCGCGGGCCGCCTGGATGAAGTCGGCGACCGCGTGGCAGACCGTCTCCCACTTGTCGCCGACGTCCTTAGCGCCGGAACGGTGGAACACGTTCCCGCCCTCAGGCAGTTTCGCCCGCAGGGCCTCCAGGAACTTTGAAACAGGAACAAGCACGACAGGGTCCTTCCGATAGGGGGTAAGTACAGGGGAGAAGATGGCCAGGGGCGGGCAGACGCTCAGATCGTCGTCGACGGGAACGTCGACGCCCACGCGTCCGCCTCGGCGTAGGCCCGGCGGTCGCCGAACACGGCCTCGCCCACCGGCTCCAGGGCGGCCCGCAGGCCCGCCAGGATCGACGCCAGGCCCGGGTCGCCGTCGATCGCCGCCAGCGCCTCAGGCGACGGCCCCTCGTCCGCCGGATCCGGGACCGCGACCGGCGACGACGGCGTCAGGTCCGCCAGGTCCAGCAGGGACTCCACCGCCACGACGCAGGCGTCCGCGTGGGCAAAGACCAGCTGGTGACGGCCCTTCATCACCTGATCCGCACGGACCCGGTAGACCGCCAGGACATAGTCCCGGTCAGTCAGGCCGCCCAGGTAGCCGTCGAACCAGGCGGCGCACGCCTCACGCGACTCAAACCCGAACAGGTGGGCGTCGCTGATCGCGTACGGGTCGGCGAACCCGTCATCGTACGGGCCGGGACGAAGCGGGTCGTGCCCGTGGGCGTCGATCATCGTCCAGTAGTACTCGCCACTCTTCGGGTTGTACGGACCGGCGCCGTCCGTACGGTCCTGGACGCGGTAAACCTCGACATACGCGGGGGCGGGGGCAACAGCAGGCACAGCGGGACCTCCTGGGTCATAGGTGGGTTAGTGCCTATGAAGATGGCCAGGGGGTCCCGGGTTGCTCACGCCGGGCAAAAGAAAAGCGGCCCCCACCCGACAAGGGCAGGGGCCGCAGGGGCACTACTTAGGATCAGGCGCCGGGACAGGCCGCCAGGACGGCGACGCGACCTGGACCTCGACGTCGTACCCGTACCCGCCGTGGCGGGTCGCCTGGGCACGGGCCGCGCCCAGGGACGCGTACGGCCCCAGGATCAGCGACCCGCCGCCAGGGTTAGACACGACGACCCGGTACAGGTCGTCATCGGCCTTCATGTACGCGCGGCCCCTACTCACTGGCGACCCCCTCAGACTTGCCCCGGGCCTCAGTCGCCAGGGCCAGGCCGACGTTCAGGTCGTCCGCCAGGCGCCGGATCGCCGTCGGCAGGCCCGTAGCTTCGACAGCCACGTCGACCGCGCCGTCCTCGATCCGAAGCAGTTTCGCCGTCGCCGGGAACATGCCCTCGACCAGCACGCCGTACCGCCGGGCCACTAGGCCGCCGCCCGCTTCAACAGCGCCGCCAGGTCGTCGATCTCGGCGGAAAACAGCGTCAGTTCCCGCAACAGGCCCCCGCCGTGGGACGCCGGGGCGAACACCCGCAGGACGACCAGGTCGTCGTCGACGCGCTCAGCGACATACGTCTCGCCGTCCGCCGACGTCATCATCAGGTCATCCAGCACGCCGCCCGGCGGTGCATCGCACGGGCACGACGGGCCGCACGGTTAGCCGCCCGACGACGGGCCACGACCGCCGGGTCGACCGTCCCGCCGTAGATATGCCCAGACGCCACACGCAACGGCCCCAGCAGGCGCGGCGCTCGGGCCACATTCAGGCCCGCCAGGATCCGGCGCTGGAACGGGTTAGGGACAAAGGGCGCGGGCGCCTCAGCGGCCACGACGTCGACAGGGGCAGGGGTAAGCGTGTTCACAGGGTCTCCTCAGAGGTAGCGGGGGTAACGGACGGGTCGACGGTCTGGACGGCAGGGCACCCGTGGAACAGTTCAGGCTGGGCCGCCACGTCGCCGACCGCCCCCGGCGACTCAGCGGCGCCCGCCACGTCGAACGGGTAGAACAGGCCCTTCTCGGCGTCCAGGACGCCAGCGTGCGGCCCCAGGATCTCGCCGTGCCAGTCGTACCTGGTCGACTCCCAGACGTAACGCGGCGCAGGGGGCGGGGGCAGAAGGTCGAACTTATCGACGAACGACCAGCGATCATCGTTTACACGGGCGATCGTCTGGGCCGCGTGTTCAGACAGGACGCGCGACCCGAACGGGGCGAACCGCTCCAGCTCGGTATCGCGGACGCCCCAGACGGGGCCGACGACGTCGCCGGACGCGCTGGTATAGGTCGCCTCCACCGCGACGAAGCGCGGGGCGGGGGTAGGGGTGATATCGGCCATCAGCGGGCCTTCCTTCCGTTATGGATCAGGGCAGGGGGTGAGTAGCGGGCACGGATAATCTGGCGGATCTTGGCGGCGCCGCGACGGTCGCGACGGTGGGCGGCGGGCGACGACGCCGCCAGGGGCAGGTCCCGGACCCACCCCCAGCGACGCGCCGCCCGGTGCATGTACTGGCGCTCGCCCAGGGACGGCTGGGCCACTAGATAACCGTCAGGTCGGTCAGTTCAGACGTCGGCGTCCAGTGAAAGGCCCCGACGGCCAGCTGATCGCCAGCGCGGAGGGCGCGGGACGCCGACGCGCGGGACGCCGAGCCGAACGACGCGACCATCGCCCGCTCCCGGTCCCAGATCCCGTACCGGACCGCCAACCCGCTCCCAGGAGTCTTGAACGTCGCCAGGGCGAACCGGCCCGACGGGGTCCGCTGATCGATCCCGTAATCGGTGAACGTCTTTGAGTAGCCCCACGCCTGGTTAGCGACGATCAGGGGCAGGCACTCACGCGCCGTCGCCGCTGACCCGAACCGCCACGCCCGTCGATTCTCGTTATCGACGACGTACGGGTCGCCGTCGTGATCGATCACCTGGAAGCGCGGCTTCACAGGCGCCGCGTCCGGCTCAGGGTTGTGCAGGGCACGCGCCGCGCGGGCGATCGCGCGGTACTTGTCCCGGACCGACACCGGCAGGTCGGTAGCGCCGCACCCGCCCGGGGTCGCCTGCCACAGCGTCAGCGCCTCAGCGTCCAGCTTCTCAGCGTCCGCCTTCTCAGCCGCCGCCTTCGCCTCAGCGGCGCTCGCCGCCTCAGCGTCGCGGGCCAGCTTAGCGGCGTGGGTCTCCAGGGTGCGGACCGCGCGGGCCACGAAGTACGGGGTGTCGGCGACGCCGGTACGGTCCGACAGGCCCGCCGCCCGCAGGATCGCCAGGGCCACAGCCGGGGCGTCGGCGGGGGCAACAAACGCGCCGCCCGCCGCCTTCACGAAGGCGCCGTACTCGGCTACGTACGCAGTTTCGACCAGCAGGTCGTCGCCGTCGCGGTCGGTAAACGTCTGATCGATCTCGGACTCAGTCATAGCGGGGGCCTCTCGGTTAGGGGTGGGGGTCGGGTGATAGCCGGTGGATGAAAACAGGGCCGGGGTCATTTAGCGACGTCCTCGACCAGCGCGGCGTGGGCGGCGATCTTGTCCCGCAGGTCCGCCAGGGACGCCGACCGGATCACGACCCGGGCGACCTCGGCGACGTCACGCGTCCCGGGCGTCGCCTTGCCGTAGTCCGTCCGGCCCTCGGTCGTATCGACCCGCTGGATCTCCAGGACAGCCGTATAGTGGGTCGCGCTCATTCGAAGATCACGTCCGCAATGTCGTACGCGTCGAAGGCGAACGTCGTCCCGCGCGTCAGGTCGCGGACCAGGTAGCCGCCCGGGACGCCCGGCAGGGACTCGATCGTGCCCGTCCTGGGGGCGACCGGGAACGGCGCGTCAGGCGACCAGATCACGGTCGCGGTCGACCCGGTCGTCGCGGCGTCAGCCAGAGCCTCAGCGGGCGTCACTGGTCAGCCTCGGCGTCGGCGTCGGCCTCGGCGTCCGGCTTAGCGGCGGGCGCTTTACGCTTCCGCGACCGCGTAGCAGGGGCAGGCGGGGCGTCGTCAGCCACAGGGCCGACCGGGAACGGCGGCTCCGGGAATACGATCTCCGGCTGGACCGGGGCGGGCGCGTCCAGAGCCAGCAGGGCCAGGACCGTCGCCTCCGACAGCAGGGCCAGACGGGCGGGCGTGTTCGGCGCGTAGGCGCGGGACTTGTCAAGGGCGGCGATCGCTTGCTGGCGGAAGTCGTTATCGGTTGCCACGGGGGCCTCCTAATCGTCGGTACGGGGTGACGACTAAGAAGATGGCCAGGCCGTGGCAGGTGCTCAGGATCCGTCGGAAATAGTTCCGGGGGCGGCCTGAGTGACACAAGTTACCGAAATACGTACCTTCTACATTCTTCCCTCGAGAACTCTCTCTCTCGAGAAAAGAATGTAGAAGGTACGTAAATACGTCACTTCGTCACTACACGGGCAGATCTTGTCCGGCGACCCGCGCCTGGATCCGGTCCGGCGTCCAGCGCCCGCGCAGGCCGCGACCGATCTCCACTTCCAGCCCGGCGGCGGTCAGCATCCGACGACGGCCCGCGACGTCCAGCCGGTCCCAGGCAGTAGCGAACGACTCACCCGTCTCCACCAGGGCGACCGTAGGGGCAGACGGCAGGGCCGCCAGGCGGTCGCGCTCCGCACGTAGGGACGTCAGGCGGTCGACCAGGACCGGGACGTCAGCCGCCGGATCCCGCAGGGCGTCCGTCGTATCCCTGATCGCCTCTTCCACCGCCGCCAGACCAGCCACAGGCGCCGACGACTCACGCGCCTCCACGACCTCCAGGCGCCCGAACGCCGCCAGGAACCGCCGCGCCACTTCCGCCTCGACCCGGTCCGCCTCGACCGCCACGCCCCCAGGGCAGGCCCGGCCACGGGCAGACGCACCGCAGGAATACAGCGCTGTATCCCGCCGGGTCCTGGCGACCAGCGGCCCGCCACAGCCAGGGCAGTACAGCAGGCCCGACAGCAGGCGCGACGCCTTCCGCCGCTTACCCGCCGCCGTCGCCGCAGACCGGCCAGGGATCGGCGACCAGTCAGTCAGCGCCCGCAGGCGCTCCACCTCGTCGACGTCCAGCAGGGGCGCCCAGACCTGTACCGGGACGCCCGCGTCATCGCGTAGCAGGTCGCCCCGGACCTTCACCCGCCCCAGCACCGCGTTAGACCTTAGGATCCGCTGGACCGACGTTGGCGACCAGGACGACGCCCGGCGCGGCGGGATCCCATCAGCGTTCAGCCCCTGGGCGATCGCGTAGACCGGGCGGCCCGACAGGCACTCGTCCGCCATCCGGCGCACGACCGCCGACTCAGCCGGATCCGGCTCCAGTGCCCGGCCCGCGCCCTCCGGGTGGGGGACAGCCCGGTACCCGTACGGCAGGACCCCGCCCGGCCAGCGCCCGATCTTCCTCAGGTGCTCCTGGGACGCCGCCACGCGTAGGCCGATCGTCTTGGCTTCCAGGCGGGCGAACACTTGCAGGACCTCGGCCATAGCCCGGCCCATCGGGCTAGCCGTGTCCAGCGGCTCAGTCGCCGAGATAATGTCCAGGCCGTCGTCCAGCAAGGTCCCGAAGTCGACGACCGACCGGGCGATCCGGTCCAGGCGCCAGACCAGGACCGCGTCCGCCTCACCCGCCCGGACCCTGGCGCGGACCTCGTCCAGCCCCGGGCGGTCCAGGCGCGACTTCGTCGCCGACACGTCGACGTCCTCGACGATCCCGACCAGGTCCAGGTCCCGCGCCGACGCCGTCCGCGTGATAATGTCCCGCTGGCGGACGACCGACGTCGATTCTTCTCGTGATGCCCGGGATAGCCGGACGTAACCGATAACTCGCATATGTACATATTAGCCACTCACGGGGGCGCGTGAGTAGCTAAAGGGGAGTTGAAGCAACAGGACCCCCAGCCGGGCGGCCAGGGGGTCCAGGGCGGGGCGGCTAGTGCCAGCCCTTGATCTTCAGGCGGTCCGCGTACTCCATGCCCGGGGTCAGGACCGACGCCTGCCCGACGCGCTCCCCGTCGACCAGGATCTGGGCGGTCCCGCCGTTGTGCTTGTCGGCCTGCTCGTAGGCGACACGGCCTGAGTCCAGCAGGGCGCGGACCAGGGCGCGGGCCGTCTGGTAGTTGTGCCCGCCGACGTGCTGGCGGATCGCGGCGGCTTCGAAGCTGGCGTACATTGTGTCCTCCTGGGTTGTTCCTTCGTCGTGTAAACAGCGTACTTCACGTCGGGCGCCTCACGCAAAAGACCCCCGGCGGGTTGCCGGGGGCCTCAGGTTCAGCGGGGGTAACGGGCGGGCTGGGTCACGCGCCGCGCCGACTGGATCCCCGTCGCGACGACCGCCGCGACCAGGACGGCGATCACGCCTCGACCATCCGTTCCTCGTGGCAGGGGCAGATCGGGGCGCCGAAGTCGTCCAGCCACTGGCGGGTGATCCGGGCCTTGTAGCCGGACCCCTCAGCACACTCGACCTTCAGCTGGCGGGTCGTCTGCTTCTTCGGGCCTTCGACCCCGGCGCCCGGGTTGACCAGCGCCGCGTGGGGGTAAGCGCCCAAGCCCGCCGCGATCGACTCTAGGGTCGCCTTCAGCTCGTCGCCCGCGACGGTCGCGGTCATCTTGCCGGTCAGGCCCAGCGACTTAGCGATCTTGGCGAACGCGCCCTTATGGCCGCTCTTGCAGTCGTCGACCGCGTGAACGAGCTCGTGCGTCAGGACGTCCAGGACCCGGACGGCGTCGTCCAGGACCGGGCTAACGAACAGCTGGGCGACCTGGTCGGCGCTGGCGCTGGTCGCCCAGCACTGACCGATAACGGCGTTCTTCCGCCCGTTGCCACCGGGCCAGCCGACCGACACGCGGACCGCCGGGACGGTCTGCCCGACAGCTTCAAACGGGGGGGGTAAGGGCGGACACAGCGGCGATCAGCCACTCTTCGCGGGTCTGGTATTCGGTCATTGCGGGCCTCCCGGGTAGTTGTTTCTTCGTTGTGTAAACAAAAGTACTTCACGCTAGGCGCCTCACGCAACTCGCGCGGGGCGCCCAGCGTGTCGGCGCCTACAGGCAGGCGTTCTCCGGGATATCCCAGCCGCCCTTCCGGTACTGGCGGACCTTCGCCTGGAATTTCTTCGTCAGGACGTCCTGGGCGCTGTAGCCCGGGACCTGGGCCTCGATCGCGGCGGCGATCCGGCGGGCGTTGTGCAGGTCCTGGGCGGCCAGGTCGTCCAGGTACGCGCGGTGCTCCGCGTCGCGGGCCTCCATGTAGCGGCGGGACACGACGCTCTCGATCTCCCAGCTGATCGCGTTCTCGGCGGCCCGCTGGGACTTGAACACGTCCTTCCCGACCGTGATCTGGGCGGCCTGGGCGGCGACCTTCGCGGCGGCCTTCTCAGCGGCGGCGGCTTCGCGGGCCTCGCGCTCAGCGACCAGGGACGGGATCCGGGTCGGGCGGTCGACCGGCGCCGACGGGAAGCAAACGGTGCAGGCGACCTCGCCCGCCAGGTCGACGACCTCGGCCTCGTCCGCGCCGCTGTACTCAGGCATCAGACCCGTGCGGGTCGTCGCCCGCAGGGTCGGGCAGTAGAAGCCCCGGTGAAGGTGCCCGCCCGGGACCAGGACGAAGCGGGTCCACTTAGCGGCCTTGGCAATTTCCTCCAGCGGGCGGCCCTCAGCGCGGATCGCTTCCAGTTCGGCCTGGGCCTCAGCCATCGCGGACTCGCGGGCCGAACGGTACGCGCCAGGCGCCAGGCGGGCCAGCTCCTTCGCCAGCCCGGCGACGGTAGCCATCGCCTTCGACTCCTGCCACCACAGTTCAGCCAGGGCGGCGTCGACGGTGGGGGCGATCTGGCGGATCGTGGCGGCGGCGGTGGGGATCGTGCGGGTCATTGGGTCCTCCTGGGTAGCTGTTCCTTCGTTGTGTAAACAGTCTAAGTCACGCCAGGCGCCCTACGCAACTCCGCCACGCCGCCGGTCCGGCTTGCTGGTCAGGTGCCAGGCGCCGCAGGGACAGGGGTAGACCCGGATCGGCAGGCCGGACACCCGGGACCGCCGCAGGGCCGCCGACACAGCGGCCTCGTCCGCGTACGCGCCCTTGGCCGGGTGGGGGCACCCGGGGCGGGGCGCCAGCTGCGCGCGCTGGGCCGCCCGGATCCGCTTCTGGCGGGCCGTCCGCGTCACGCCGCAACCCTGGGCCGGACCGCCTGCCCGTCCCCCGCCGTCGCGTACGACCGGATCCGGGGGTCCCGCCTCAGCGTCTTGTGCAGGCGCCGCGTCTCGCTGACCCAGGCGCCCGTCTGCTCACGCGTCCAGCCGCGCCCCGGGAAGTGCTGGCGTAGCGTGTCCAGCGACAGGCCAGTCGACCGGCGCGCCTCCTTATAGCTGGCGCCGTCCGCCAGCAGGTCAGCGGCCCGCGCCAGGACCGCCGGATCCGCCTCAGGCGGGCGGGACAGGCCCAGCTCCCGGCGGACCCGCGACACCGTCGCCAGGCTCACTTCGAAGTGGGCGGCCAGGCGGACGTTAGTCCAGTCCCGAGCCACCAGGGCGGCGAACTCGTCGCGGTCGACTTTCAGCGGTGCAGGCATGGCCGGGGGTCCTTTCACTCAGGGAACTACGTCTAACCAGGGTACGCCACGCTAGGCGCCCCACGCAAAAGACCCCCCGGCTAATGCCAGGGGGCCTAGTGGCGGGCGCCTTACGCGACGCCCAAAGCTACGCGCATCTTGCCCAGCGCCGACGCGCGGGTCCGCTGGACCTTCGGGCGGGACAGGCCCCGGTCGCCCGCGATCTCCGCGTCGCTCTTCGTGTTGTAATCAGTGAACCCGTAGTAATCGCGGCACACGGCGGCCTCCAGGTCGTCGACGGCGGCGAACGCCGCTTCGACCAGGACCTCGTCCTCGTCGTATGAGTTGACCCCGGCGACCGGCGACGCGGCCAGGTGGGACCCGTCGCCCCCGTCATCGCCCCACGCCGCCGCCGTCAGCCCGTCGTACGAGTCGACGTCGCGGACCGCCGACAGGATCGCCAGGAACGTCTCCGCGCGCATCGCGTACTTGGGCGCCAGCGCCGTCGCCTCGAAGATGTTCCCGTCCGCTTCCCGCAGGATCTTGAAGAACCGGGTCAGCGACCGGGTCGGCACCTTGAAATTAACCGCCGACTCAGCGGCAGACGCAACCGCGCCCGTGATGTAGTCCGGCGCGATCGCGGCCAGCCGGTCGCACTTATCCAGATCGATCGCCATCACGGCTTCGATCAGGCCCAGGACCGCCTGAGACTGGATATCTTCCGTCGCCTGCCCGCCCGTCGGGACCGCCCGGGTGTACCAGACCAGGGCCGACCGCAGGCTGTACGCGTACGCGTAGATCAGCTTCACCGTCGCGTCGGAGTCGCCCTCCTTCGCCGCCAGGATCGCGGCCCGCTCTTCCGCCAGATCCAGCCGCCCGGTCGACACGCGGCGGGTAAATACGTCTGCAAGTACCTGTTCGAAGTTCATTACCTGTTCCCATACCTATCTGGCGTTAGGCGCCATACGCGAGTACCCGGTCCGGGTACTCAGTTTTTTGGTTTGCACTACCTAGTCTAGCCGCGAGAGACGCCTCACGCGAAACTTACGCGGCGTCCGGCGTGTCGCCCTCCCAGGCCGCGATCGCCGCGTCCAGCTGACGGCAGGCCGCGCGGGCGGCGGCGGACGCCACAGCCAGCGCCTCCAGGGCCGCGTCGTGCTGGGCGCGGACCGCCAGGCGCCGATCGTCCAGGGCGATCGACGGCGTCGGGTCGCCGTGGCCGCCCTTAGCCCGCTCGGTCGTGTCGTCGTGCGGGCGCGGGATCGGCGCCGCCTCCCATTGGATCGCTGACGCCCGATCGATCGACGCGGACAACAGCAGGACGTCGCGGGCGAAGTCGCGGGCGGCGGGGTGCATGGGCATATTCAGAGTCCTTCTCGTTGGGTAGTGCGGATATCGGCGCGCGCCTCACGACGCTCGCGCTTGTGGGTCCGGCGCTTGACCGCCCGGACGACGCCGGGCCGCTGGACATACGCCAGGACCCGGCGCCAGGACGTGTAGACGTCCTGTTCCTCCCAGGTGACGACGGGGCGGCGCCCCATAGACCGGCGAGTCACCAGATCCCGGCCTCAGGGTCCGCGCCGTACGCGGCGCCCCAGTTCTTCCCGGTCACTTCACCGGACGACGTCAGCGGGACGCCGTAGAACGTACTGGACATAACCCGGCCCAGTTCGGCGGCGACATCCTTAGCGTCCCCGGCGGGCGCCTGGGCAAGTAGCTCGTCATGGATCGGCAACAGCAGGTAGTCGCCCAGCCCGGCGTCGAAACAGTCGACGATCGCCTGGGCCAGAATGTCCCGGGCCGTCGACTGGATCATGTAGTTAGTCACCGCGTACAGCCGGTCCCGGTCCAGGGGCAGGTGCCGCCCGCTGACCGTGATGACTTCCTTCTTGCCGTACTCAGCCCGTCGCTGTAGGCGGCCCGCGTACTTACGGATCTCCGGGTATACGCGGTCGTACTCAGCGATCGCGGCGGCTACCGCGTCCAACGGGGCGCCGGTCTGGCGGGCCAGCGTGACCTTCCCGCCGCCGTACACCTTGCCGAACCCGATACCCTTACCCAGCTTCCGCTGGAACTTGGTAAACCCCTCGCCCCAGATCAGCGTCGCCGTGTAGTCGTGCAGGTCGATCCCGGTCGCGATCGCGTGCTTCATGCCCTTCACGTCAGCCAGGGCCGCCAGGACACGGAGCTCGATCTGGTCGTAGTCCGAACTAATCATCAGGTGCCCCGGGTCAGCGACGACCGCCCGGCGGACCTTCCAGTCGCCGGACGGCAATTGCTGGAGCGGGGGCCGGGACACGGACATACGCGCCGTCCGGGCCGCCAGGGACCCGATCGACGGGTGGAGCCGGTCGTCCTCGTCCCGCAGGGTCAGGAACGCCTCAGCGTAAGACGTGTCCCACTTAGCCGCCCGCTTAGCCCGCAGGACCGCGTCGGCCAGCGGGTTAGCGTCCCGCGCCTCGATCCGTTGCCACTCACGATCAAGGTCTGCCAGCGGCATCAGGACTTCCTTGTCGACTTTCAGCAGGCCGCTATCGGTCGTCTCCGTCAGCGTCTCGCCCATCGCCAGCAGGGCCGACGATATCTGGGCGGTCGAGTTGACGTTATCGACGCCGTACCGCTTAGCGACCAGGCCGAACTGTTCCGACTCAGCCGCCAGGTCCCGCCGCAGGTCCTGGATATAGTCGACGTCCAGGCGCATCCCGCGCCGCTGGAGAATCATCAGCAGGCCCTGGAGGTGGTGCTCAAACTGGGACAGGTCCGCCAGGCCCAGGTCCTTGATAATCGGGGCCAGTTCGGCGAACAGGCGGGCGTCCAGGATCACGTCCAGCCCGGCGTACCTGACATACAGCTCGTTATCGATCGGGATCCCCGCCCAGCCCGTCGCCTTCGTGAAGCCCAGGCGGCGGAACTCAGCCGTCAGGCCCTCCTGGGTATCCGGCGCCGCCTCGTCGACGTAGATCGCCGACAGTGGCTTCAGGCTCAGGCCCGCTCCGCCTTCGTGCGGCTGGCGCGGGTCGATCAGGTGGGCGAAGATCCGGGTATCGAACAGCCGCGACGACCATTCTTCGACCTTGACGCCCAGGTGACGGTCGATCACCAGGGCGTCGTACGGGGCATTGTGGGCGACGAAGTAGCGGTCCTGGCGGATCGCCCGCCGGATCGCGTCAGCGAACAGATCGACCCGCAGTACCCAGGCCTCGACCTTGTTCCCGATCTGGACCAGTCGGCACTTGAAGCCAGGGGTGAAGATATCCAGGCCGGTCGTCTCAGAGTCGATCGACAGGACCTTGTCGCCTTGCGCCAGGAACGCGTCGAACCCGACCAGGTCCTGGCGCCGTTCCGGGAAATAGATCCGGCACTCTTCGCCGTCGATCGTATGGGTCAGGGTCAGCACGGGCGCCGCCTTCCAGGGGTCGTGTAAACAGGGGTCAGTGGCCGGTAGCGGAGTCGAACCGCTCGCCGTGTCGGGTCCGTACCTAGCGGATATGGGGACGCAGGGGGACGCCCGCCCAGCCAACAAATTTTCTTTGCGGGTTAGGGGGTGGTGGTGACACAGCCGCCAGACTTACCGGCCTGGACGCCGCCCCGCCTGGAGACAAGTCACAGACGGGGCGACGGGTGAAACAGTTAGACCCGGTCGCACGGGTCAGGGGCGCCGCGCCAGTGCGTCAGGCGGCACACGCCGCAGACGTACTCGCGCGGATCCAGGGACAGGTCGACGTCGTCGTCCAGATCCATCTAGACGCCTTCCTCGATCGCCTTGGCGACGCGGAGGACCTGGTCGATCCCGGCGTCGCGGCTCACCAGGTCCGCCGCCTTCCGCAGGGCCGCCACGCTCACGACCTCGACCGCCGGGGCAGGGGCAGGGGCAGGGGCAGGGGCAGGTTCGATCTTCCGCAGGCAGGCCGCCAGCACGTACCGGGGCGCCTTGGCGCCATTCACCACGCGGACGTCGCCGTCGTGATCCGGCTTCGTGTAGTCGTGCAGGACCCGGACGACGTCGCCGACCGACAGGTCCGGGACCGCCGACCCCTTGCAGTACGTCGGTTCGGCCACGACCTCGTAGTCGACGCCCGTCTCCAGGGCGACCTTCGGCGCGTCCAGCTTCACGAGGAAGTGCGGGGCGACGTACTGGGTCAGGGTCCGGGTCCCGCTGGTCTGGCGGACCTGGACGTCGCCGCTGGACGACGACCCGGTAACTACGCCCTCGACCGTGCCGCCGAAGTGGACCTGCCCGCCGTGGACCGTCCTAGCCCCGGCCATCACCCGGACCTTGTCGCCGTCCTTGAAGTCCGACCCAGCGGGGCGGGCGGTCAGGCAACGGGCGTTCACGAAGCGCCACGACGACGCCGACTCGCCGACCTTGTAGGCCAGGACGTCGCCGTCGCCGTCCGGGCGGGTCCGCTCGGTGATCTTCACCAGGTCGCCGATCGCCAGGTAGTCCTGGGCCGCGCCGTCGGCGAACGTCGGGCGGCTGGTGATCTCGTAGACAGTGTCCATGTTCAGTTCCATCAGTACTCCTAGAGAATGTCGTCAATGTCGGCGCCGGTCAGCGTCGACGGGGTCATATCGGTCTTGCCAGGGGAGAAGATGGCCAGCGAGGGCGCTTCTGATCGCTCGACTTCCGGGACGTCGTGATCCGGGACCGCGTCCGTCTGCCGGGCGCGCCTGATCCCCTCGATCACGAACTTTCCGCCAGTCGACCGGCGGCGCGGGAAGCCCCGCTCTTCCAGGGCGCCGTACAGGGCACGGTTAGACCATTTCCTCAGGTCCAGGTAGTTACCCTCGTCCGCGTAGTCCTGGAACGCCGTAAACACCGTCTTGGCCTCGACCCGGCCCGCAGGGTCCGGGACATAGACGCCGGGCAGGAACCCGTACAGCGCGTCCGACGTCTCCCGGTACTCACGCGTAGAGTCGCGGATCACGGGCGGATCCTGGAGGCCGCCCTTCCGCCAGGCGATCGCCCCGCGCACAGCCCAGGCCAGGATCCCCGGCCCCTCAGCCAGCAGGGTGTCGCCCAGTCGGTGATCCCGCTCTTCCGGCTTGAAATACCGCTCCCACGGGATCAGCTTCACGCGGCGCCACAGGCCCTCGTCCTGCCCCTTGAAGTTCGGTTTGAAGTTGGTTGCCAGCATCAGCAGGAACGTAGGCCGGAACTCAAAGAACTCCTTCCGCATAAACCGGGCCGAGATAAGGTCGCGGCCCGTAACCCGTTTCAGGATCGCCTCAGACATAGGCTTCCCCTGCTCACCCTCAGCGGCCATCACCAGGCGCCCGCCCTTCAGCGCGGCGATATCGTTAGGGATCCCGCCCGCCCGGTCCTCGAACGTGCTAAACGGGGTCGTTACCGTCAGTTCCCGGAAGACCTCCGTCAGCGTGTCAGTGAACACAGACTTACCGTTCGCACCAGTGCCCCACAGGACCGCGAAACACTGCTCGGTCGTGTGGCCTGTGATCCCGTACCCGACCAGTCGCTGGATATAGGCGGGCAGGTCCGGGAACGCCGGGAACACCTCGTCGAGGAACTGCTCCCAGCGCGGCGCCCTGGCGGCGGGGTCGTAGTCCAGGTCGACGCGGCGGGTCAGCAGGAGGGCCGGGTCGTGCGGCCTCAGCTCGCCCGTCCGCAGATCGACGACCCCGTTACGGCACGCCATCAGATCCGGGTGCTTGTCGAAGTCCTCGATCGACGCCGGGACGCCCTGGACCGCCTGCAACTCACGAAGCAGGGAGTCGATCCCGCGCGACGTCTGGACGTGGGCCGCGTACTTATTCAGCCGCGCCGCCCGCTTCTTCTCACGCGCCGACACGCCCTCGTCCTCGCCCCCGGCGGCGGCGATCGACGCCTCACGGGCCAGGTTACGGACCAGGTCCGCGACCGCCTGGGCGTGAGTACGGACGCCCTGGCGCTCGTCCTTACGCCAGACGCCGCCGTCCAACAGGAAGAAGCCCGCTTCTTCCGAATAGCGGACCCCGGACCCGATCGACTCGATATAGTCCCGCAGGTACCGGGCGCCGCCCAGATCCGACAGGCTGTACCGTTCCTCGTCCCACGCCAGCAGGGCCGCCGCCCGGGACTTCACCGGGACCGCCTCAGCGATCGCCCGGACCGCCTCAGCGTAGAACCGGCGCGGATCCCGGGCGCGCCAGTCCGACAGGTCCAGCCCGTCCGGCAGGTCCAGGACCTTCACTCGGACGTCCCGACCGACCAGCGCCTCAGCCAGCAGGGCGGTAAACCGTCGGCCCGCCGGGTCCCCGTCGCCCGCGATCACTACGTCGCGGCCAGCGACCATAGACGCCACGGCCTCGATCACCGCCGGGTTAGACACCAGCCCCGCGCCCCGGATCCCGACCGTGTCGAACCCCAGGGCCGCCGCCGACGTCAGCGCGTCGCCCGGCCCCTCAGTAATCAGGACCTCGTCGAACCCGGCAGACCCCGGGAAGAACCCGACCTTCGCCCAGCTGGCGCCGTCAGGGGACTTCGGCCCCAGCCAGCGGACCGCCGCCTCCGGGTCCAGGGCGCGCGCCTGGAAGCCCCGGGCCACGCCGTCACGATCCCGGAACGGGACGACCAGCCGGGGGCCGCCGCCCAGGTCGTCGGCGAAGCCCAGGCCCAGGCGCCCAGCCGCCGCGTCGTCGATCCCGAACCTGTCCCGGGCGTACGCCTGGGCCGCCTCCGCGCCCGGGTCGTCCCAGTAGCGGGAGAAGTACCCGTCCAGGCGGACAGCCAGCGCCGCGACGTCCGCAGGCGACGCCGCCACGTCCTGGGACGTCGCCCGCTTCTCAGTCGGCACGTCGCCGGGGGTCATCGTCGCCAGGTCGCGCATCGTCAGCCCAAGGGCCTTGACGACGTCCGGCGTCGCACAGCCCGCCCGGCACTTCACGACGACCTTCCCGGCGTCCGACACGGCCAGCCGTAACGACTGTTTGCTATCGGCGTGAGCGGGGCAGTGAACCAGGTAGCCGTCCGGCGTCTCCTCGACGTCGTCCAGGCGGGCCAGCAGATCAGCGAGAGTCATAGGGGCGCCTCCAGGCGGGTAGGGGTGTATAACGAATCGATCGAGAAGATGGCCAGGGCGCCTTTTTCGCTCAGGTGAGACGCCTCACGGTGCTAGGCTGGCGTGCGGACTCATGCAGTAGGGTCCAATCGCACCCGCACGGGAAATAAGCAGGGGGGCATTAGCCAGATGAAGGACAATAACCAGGCAGGGGAGAACGCAGGGACGGCAGTATCCGCCCCGCCCGACCCCGGGACATACGTCCTGGTCCCGGTGCTGGACGAGGCGGATAGCTTCTACACAGTGTTTGGCGACGGGTCGTACGTCAGGGACTGGCGCCCCGTCACTTAGCGACAGGCCGGTCCAGATCCGCCGCCGTCTCCGCGACGTGCAGATCCCAGACGTCCGCCGGGCCGTGCTTCCTCAGGTAATGCTCAGCCCGGCGCAGGCGGACCAGCAGGCGGGCGAACGTCGCCACGGTCATCACCGCATAGCCATCGCCGACCGACCGCCTAACACGCTTCACGAAGGCCACGCCGTACGCGGCCCCCGCGTGCCCCTTCTGCTTCTCGGCGCCGTCCAGGCCCAGCCGGATCGCCTCTTCCCAGGACTTATAGTTCTTCGCCTGCCCGATAAACGGGTCGATCCCGTGCAGGTCGCCAGAGTCAGCGAAGCCCTCCTGGGCGACGCGGCGGGGCACCAGGCCAAAGCGCAGGCTCCAGAAGTTGCCCAGCGCGCGGACCAGGTCCGTCTCCCAGGCCGTGCCCTTCCGCTTCGCCGCGCTCACAGCAGGCCCAGGGACTTAGCCAGGGCCTCGATCAGATCCGGGCGGAAGTCTGTCCACTCGGTCCCGTCGCTCAGGATCACGACAGGCGCCTGGGTGTAGCCAGCGTCCCGCAGGAACTGAGCCGCCGCCTCGTCCCTGGACGTGTTCTTCTCGGTAAACCGGATCCCGTGCTTGTTGAACTTCCGCACGGTCGCCTTGCACGGCTGGCAGTGATCGCGCGAATACAGGGTTACTTCCATAGCGTGTAAACAGTCCTTCTAGTCTCTTAGTTGCTTCTGGGCGTCGACGGCGGCCCGCAGGCGGTACCGCAGATCCAGGACCGCGACCGCGACGTCGCGGATCCGGGCCTCCCAGCGGGTGAAGTGGTGGGCGCAAAAGTTCAGCCGCGTCAGCGGGCGCCCGTGGAACAGCGCCGACGCGTACGCCTGGGCGCCGCAACGATCGCAACGGTCGGCGCCCGTCAGGGCCTCAGGCATGGCAGACGCGGCACGGACCAGTTCGGTACTCATAAGGGGGGCCTCTCGGTAGGGACGGCAAAGCCCCCGCCCCGGAACGAGTCCAGGACGGGGGCCGCCGGGTTAGTTAGTTGTCGTCGAGCGCGGACAGGACGTACCCGCCCAGGAAGATCGCGGCTAGCTCAGTCCAGAAGTCCAGGTGGACCGGCCCGAACGCGACGACGCAGGCCCAGACCAGGCCCGCGATCAGGCCCACCTAGACAGCGCCCTTGATCGCCAGGACCGGCTTCGTGTAGTTGACCGTCTGACCGGCGCGCGGGCCGTTCTTGGCGACGAAGCTGACTTCTTCCAGCTTCAGCACGGCGCGGACCGTGCCCGTATCAGAGTCGGCGGCGTAGTCCGCCAGCTGACCCTCGACGTCGTCGCGGACCAGGTCCTGAGCCAGCGACCAGGAGCCGGTCTGGAACTTGAACAGGCCCAGGTCCGGGTTAGCAGCCAGGCGGAAGTAGACCTCGATCTGAGGGACCGGGCCGACCCCGTCCTGCCCCTTCTTCTTCCGCTCCTGGAACGACAGCTCGGCGTCCGGGTCCGGCTCGCCCTTACGGTCGTCCGGGTAGTCCAGCGTCTCGCCGTCGCCCGACTGGATCAGCTTCCCGTTACGGCCCCACAGGACCATACGCTGACGCAGGGCAGACGGCCCCGCCAGGATGATCTCCGCCTCGCCGGACGCGGTGAAGACTTCCAGGTTGTCCTCGCCCTTGGCGTCCCACTCCTGGGGCGCGTCGCCGCCCAGAATCTCGTGGATCTCCTTAGCGACGTCCGGGTCGCCGGTCGTCACGCGCCACTCAGTCACGGTCGACGGGCGGTTGTTCAGCATGTAGCCGGAACGGAAGCGACCGACGACGTCGTCAGCGAACGACTGGCGCGGCTTCGGCTGGGTCTCGGGGTCAGTACCAAAGATTTTCAGGCCCAAGGTGGGTCCTTTCGATAGGTGGGGGTAGTGGTGGGCGCCGATAGCGCCCGTCAGGGGACAGATAGGAAGATGGCCAGGGCGCCCGACTTGCTCAGGCCGCCGCCGGTTCTTTCGCTAGGCGCCTCACGTCAGCCGCCGACAGCTTCGCGTACAGGCCCTGGATAAAGCGGTTCTCCCGCTGGGCCGCCAGGACCGCGTCCGCGTCGTCTGTCAGCGCCCGCAGGTAGCCCAGCAGGTCCGCGCCCCGGGGGTCGCCCAGGGCGTCCGCGATCAGGACAGACCGGGCGATCTGAGCCGCAGGCGGGACATAGTCCGGCACGTCGATCTCGCCCGCCCGCTCCTTCGGGTACTCAGCCACAGGCCGCAGGCGGACCGCCTTCCTGGCGCGCCGCGTCAGCGGGTACAGGTAGCGGTACGTACGGACCCGGATCGTGTCCAGGCGCTCCAGGGTGAACAGGTAGTTACGGTCCAGCATCGCGCCAGGCACAGCCGTATTGGAGAACGGCGCCGTGTGGTAGACCTCGCCCGTGACGTTATCCCGGTGGAACTGAGTCTCGTGGAAGCCGTAGTACCCGAAGTTAGCGGCCTGGTAGATCGTCCCGACGCCCAGGCGCCCGTCGGCGAACGACTGGACCAGCTCGTAACCCATCGCCCGCAACTGGCGGAACGTCTGCCCCATCAGCCACGTCTCCGTATTGTGACCCAGGACGTCGTCGATCCACAGGCGGTTTAGCTCCAGGCACTTAGCCGGGTCCGTCTCAGTGACCCGGCCCCAGCTGGACGGGTTCATAGCGTTACCATAGACCGCCACGCCCAGCAGGTCGCCGCGCCAAAACACGCCGAAGTTGACCGTGCCGAACGCCGTATTCCACTTCTTGCTGTAGTGATTCTCGACGATCATCTTCTTGGCCGTGGCGTAGTCGACCGGGGCGACCGTCAGCTCGTCGAACGGCGGCGGCGCGGTAGCGGGTGAGTCCATAACCCGGGGTCCCTTCTCTAGTCGGATAGATCGACTAGGAAGATGGCCAGGGGCCGCCAGTTGCTCACGGAAGCACAAAAGCGCCCCCGCCAGGCAGGCAGGGGCGCTTCTGAGGGTTACAGCGTCGTCAGCGGACCGGCAGGGACGACGCGGACAGTCGCGCCGTCCCAGGACCGGGCCTCGACGTAGGGCTGGTCCCAGACCAGGTCGGGGTATTCCAGGCACAGGGTAGCGAACACAGGCGTCTGGTCGACGTCGTGCAACACGCGTCAGTCCAGCTTCACGAAGCGCCGGTAGCTGGCGTACAGCAGGCCCGGCGCCTTGTCGACCATTTCGCCGTCGTACCGGCGGATCCGGCCCTGGACCTTCAGCTTGACCTGAGGGTCGCCGTACGCCGGGTTACTCAGCTGGATCCCCAGGACCGTCGCCGTCGACAGGGACGCCGACCGGCCAGCCAGGACAGCGTACGCGATCCGGTCGCCGACCCGGACCTCGCGGCCCAGGTGATCCAGGACGAAGTCCGGCGCCTCAGTCAGCGGCTCGCGGGCCGTCACTGAGCCGTCTCCGGTTTAGCGATCCCCGCCGGGCGCGTCACGCGCGGCCCAGGGGCGCACGCGCCCTTCCCGGCATCCGGGGCGAACTGGATCACGCCCAGGACCTCCGCGATCTTCTGGGACCGGCGCGCGCCCATATGGGGCAGGATCAGGCGCATAATCTCAGCCGCCCTGGCGCCACTAATCTCCGTGTGCCAGGTCGCCTTCGCCGGTAGCGGGTGCAACGACAGGCGGATCTTCGCGTCCATCAGCGACGCCGCCCGCCCGACGACGTCCCGATCGGTCATCGCCAGGCGGATACGCGGGTACTTCCCCCGGTGGGCGTCGAACGACCCCTCGCCCTCCAGCAGGCCCGCCAGCCACAGCAGATCATCCCGGGTCCCGTGAATCATTCCGCCACCGCCTCAGCGGCGACCGGCGCCGGGACGTGATCCGCCTGGATCCGCTCCGACTGGTCGACCCAGACCCGCAGGACCCGCGCCGGGATCCCGATCGCCGACGCGACCGCCGCCTCCACACGGGCGCCCTTCGACCTGTCCCAGCCCGGCAACAGGGCGACCCCGTCGACGTCCAGGATCAGGGCGATATCACGGCGCATCGCGGCGTAGTAGTCCGCCGACGTGTAATCGCTGGCAGGCGTCGCCGGGTCGAACCCCTCAGCCAGCTCGATCTCCGCCGGACTGACGACGTCGTACCCGGCGGCCCGCAGGCGCTCAGCGCCCGCCAAGAACGCCGGGTAGTTCCATTCCTCGTAGCCGGACATAGGCCCGGCCAGGTACAGCTTCACTTACGGTTCTCCTCTCGGGCCGCCGCCATATCGGCCAGGGCGGCGTCCAGGTCGCGGGTATCCGCCGCCCGCTTGGTACTGGCGCGCTTAGCGTCGGCCAGGCGCTTTAGTTTCGCGCCGTCCAGGTGCATCGAGTCGTCCTGCCAGGACTGATACCCAAACACGGCCCAGATCGCCGGATCCAGGACGGCCAGGTCCTCGATCGCCGCCTCAGCACGGCGGGCCGCCCTGACGTGATCGGCACGGCTGGCGATCAGCCCCCAGATCACAGCCAGGACGGCGAAGGCGATCAGCGCGGCGCCGAACGCCGACAGGGTAATCGGGTCGTCAGGCCGCATCAGACGGCCACCTTGGCGCGCGGCGTGCGGCGCTTCGGGCCAGTCGTCGCGGCGTCGGCAGGGCCGCTAAACACTTCGCGGCCAATGATCGTCGACTTGATCTCCTTCTCGTAGCGGAAGATCTCCCGCAGGTGCAGGAACACGTCGAACATGGCCTCGTCGGCGCGGACCGGGACCAGCTTCCAGCCCTCAGGGCGGACGTGCAGGACGGCGCCGCCGTCAGCCTTCGGCATAGGCACGCGCGACCCGTCCTCGCGGAGAATGTGCTCGGCGAAGCGGTACGCGGCCAGCTGGATCCCGACTTCCTCATGGATCCCGGACCGGGTCGTCTTGTTATCGATCCAGACCCGCTCGCCGTTGATCGTGGCGAACGCGTCGAACGATCCGGCGTACCCGTGCTTGTCCGACCAGACCGTCTCTTCCAGGAAGTGGTACTCAGGCTGGGCGACCTGGAGGAACTCGTCGAAGTGCCGTGTAAACGGCTCCAGGTCCGGGTGGACACGGCCCAGCGTCTCGCCGCGCGCCTGGCGCTCGAAGAGGTCGTGGGCGGCGGTCCCGATATCGGCGGCCTTCCGCGTGTTGCGGTCCGGCGACTTTTTCAGGAAGTCGACGGCGGCGTCCTTCTGATCGTTCAGGATCATCTGGAGAACGGTCGGCAGGGAGTCGACGGCGGTCGTCGCGACCTCCTTAGCGGCCCAGTACCGCAGGAAGTCCTTCGGCAACATGCCGATAACCGACGTCACGCCCGGGACCTTCGCGCCCGTCTCAGGCTCGACGTAGAAGCGGGACCCGCCGCGCTTGATCGTATTGACTTTCGGGGTCGTCACAGACGGCCCTCCTTATCTGTCAGGGAACAGGGACAGATAAGAAGATGGCCAGGGGGCCGCAGATGCTCAGGCTGGCGGCCCCGGGCGGGGGTAGTGACGAAGTGACTGTTTTACGTACCTTCTGCATCTATTTCTCGAGTAAGTAAGTTCTCGAGGAAAGAATGTAGAAGGTACGTAAATACGTCACTCAGTCACTCAGCGGCGGCCCTGCCCGGCGTCAGACCGTCTCGGCGGCGGCGCAGACGTGTTTACACAGGTCCCGCAGGGCCTCAGCCGCCCGGCGGCGATCGCCCTTCGGCGACCCCGCCAGATCCAGGCGCCGCAGGAACGTCTCCACCAGGGCCGCCGCGCGGACGACGTCGTCCGGGTCAGTGATCGCCGCGCCCCCGCCGAACAGGCTCAGCGTCCCGCTATTCCGCTCCCGCTTCTCGACCGACCGCTCGCGCGGGCTGGAATGTTTCAGCCCCAGGGCGTCCAGCGTGTCCGGGTCCAGGTGCTCCCGCAGGACGTTCCCGGTATGGTAGCGGACCGCCGACTGGATCGTCGGCAGGTCGTCCGCCGGGACCCGTGCCAGGTCCATCACTTCGCGGACCCAGCGGCGGTACGCGTACGTCCGGCCCAGCCAGTCCGGCAGGCCCTCCCGGGTGAAGAAGAACTCGCGGGCGGCGACGAACGCCTGGGCCGTCTCCCGCAGGCGCGCCGTCCGATCAGACTCCGCCCCAGTGTAGTAGCGGCCCAGGGCGGTCGTCGCGGTATCCCTCAGGGACGATAGCGAGACGGTCGAGTTAGTTGACATACGGGCAATATACCCGCCAGTAGGCGCCCTACGCTAGTCCTGTAGGAAGCACAAAAGGACCCGCCCCCTTGTGGGAGCGGGTCCTTGGGTCGCTACGTGACGAAGCGCACAGTCTAGAGGGCCGCCGCGACGGCGGCCTGAGCCGCGACCGTGCGGGCGTTGTGCGCCAGGTCGGCGACGGTCCCGTCGTTCAGGACCAGCCAGTCCTCGGCGTATCCGTCCAGCGCCGACTCGGACGGGTGGGCGTCGCCCTCAGACGTGTATCCGGGCCGGGTGATCCTCACCAGCTTACCGCCCAGGGCGCGGATCGTGTCGGCCTCGTTCGGGTACCGACAGTCGGTAACGACGACCGGCCCCTCGACGGCCTCGATCGCCTGGATCCCGGCGCGGATCCAGAAGTCCGGGTCGATCGACCGGATCGACTCAGTCCCGAACCGTTGCAGGATCCGGCGAACCTCAGGGACACAGTCCTTGGCCCGCTCCCATCCCAGGGCGTCGATCACGTCCGACAGGCGGACGTCCCGCTGGGGCGACAGCTGACCCGGCAGGCACGGGCGCCCGACGTACGGGTCCAGGGCCAGCGCCGCCTGGCGCAACGGGTCCGCGAAGGCGACGCGGGTATAGCCCGGCAGGGCGTGGGCGAACGTGTCCTTGCCCGACCGTTTCTTCCCGATCAGGCCCAGGATCTGAGTAGCCATATTGTCTCCTAGCTAGTTGTTAGTCCTTACGCGCTAGAAGATGGCCAGGGCGGTCCAGTTGCTCAGGGGAGACGAAAGGACCCCCCAGCCGTAGCCGGGGGGTCCAGGTGGGCGGCCTAGCCGTCCAGGCGGCGGGCCTTCGTCGGGCGGCTGTAGAAGCCGAAGGCCTCGTCGTCGTCCGACTTAGCGACCGTCGCCGTAAACGCGACCTTGTCGCCGCGCTCGACGCCGTACAGGTCATTCGGGACCGTGCCCCAGACCTTGTAGCCGTCGACCGCGACCAGCATCTTCAGGCTGGATCCGTACGCGCCGTCCTGGACCTTCACGGTCAGGACCTCGCCCTGGATCTCGTACCGGCCCTCGACGACCGGGACCTTCGCGGCCTCACGGGCGGCGACCGCGTCCAGGACGTCCTGGGCGGCCTGGGCGTCTGCCTCAGTCGCGGCGTACAGGTTGATCCGCTCACGGGCGGCCAGCGCCTGGCGCCGCAGGGGGTCGCCGTCCCGCAGGCCCCGCAGGGCCTCGTCGACCGCGTCCAGCAGGTCGCCGTAGCCCCGGGCGGCCCACTCGACGCGATCGGCGGCGGCGTCAGCGTCAGCGGCGGCGGCCAGCGTGGCGGCCTTCGCGTCGCGGCGGGCGGTGGCACGGGCGCTGGACACCAGGCGGGACGTCTTGCCCGTCCCGTTGCAGTCGAAGCAGTGGCGATCCTCGCGGCCCTGGGCGACAAAGGTCACGTTGCCCCAGTTGACGACGCCAGTCCCGGCGCACTTGCCGCAGGTATCGTAGATCCGCTCAGCGCCCTTACGGCCCGGGAACGGGTCGACGTAGACCGCCACGCGGTACTCGTTGCCCTTGGCGGTTACAGCCGTGATCGCCAGGTCTGCCGGGGTAGTTGCCATGCCTGCCATTATCGCTCCTTCGTGGGTCTGTCTTGCTCGTGTAAACAGACTAAGCCACGTCAGGCGCCTTACGCAAGTCCCAGCGCGTGGGCCAGCGGATCCGGCGCACGCGGGGGCGCCACGCCTGGAAGCTCAGTGTCGACCCATTCCAGCAGATCGCGCGTGTAGCGGAACAGCGCCCGGTACCGGGCGTCCGCGTCCGACGCCTCAGTCCGTAGCTCCGCGATCAGCGCCGCGTCGCTCTCGCGCCCACGCTCCAGGCGGTCGACACGCTCAGTCAGCCGCCCGACCTCTTCCCGCAGGGCGCCGACGATCGCCCGCCACTCCTCGACGTCGACCTGGCGGGCGCTCACCTGGGCCGCCGTCTGGGCCGCCTTCGCCGACTGGCGGGCCGTGTACTTCACGCCCAGGAACGTCAGGACCGACCCGGCCACGACGCCCAGGAACGCCAGGACCGGGCCTACAACTTCGGGCGGGATCATCCGGCCCCCTCTCGGCGGCCCCAGTGATGCTTACGCGCGCGGGGCGGCGCCGGGACCTCCGGCCAGCCCGCGATAATCAGGACCAGGCCCAGCAGGAACAGCCACGTCAGGGCGCCCGTCCAGGCCCAGGGCCACGTATTGAAGCCGACCAGGTAGGCGACCGCCGACCAGAGATACGACGCGGCCCGGATCGCCAGGGGCACGACCAGGGCGGCGAACCCGAACCCGTCGCGGCCCGTGCCCCGGCGGGACGCCGCGACCAGGGCCAGGATCCCCGGGACGATCCAGAGCGCCGCCCGGACCGGGACCGGCAGGAACGTATGGAGCAGGAAGTGCTCGTCGTCAGGGGCGGGCCAGTTCGCCAGTAGCTCGACGCCGGTCATCAGGAACGCGACGGCCAGGACGACCAGGGCCGCGCCCCGCCGCCCCAGCCGCCGCGCCAGCCATCGCGTCGCCGCGACCGCCACTAGGACCGCTCCGCGACCCGCACCTCGACGACGTCCAGCCCGGCGCGTACCGCCGCCGTGATCTGGTCCGCCGTCAGGGCCGGGTTGGTCGACATAGCCGCCAGGGCCGACCGCAGGGCCTGGACCTCAGTCTTGGCGTCCGCCAGTTCTTGCAGGGCCGACACGCGGCGCCCGCCCCGCAGGACGGTAGTCGCCCAGACCTTAGCCGGGGTCGCGTCGATCCGCCGCTGGTTCTCTTCGACGACCATCCCGATCCCGGGATGGGCCTTGCCGCCGGACGTGTACCCGCCGATCAGTAGGGCGTGTATGTACTGCTTGATCTCGTTCACTTCCGCGCTGGACAAACCAGCCTCCTTCTTGGTCGTGCTGGACTGAGGGGTCACAGACCCGCCAGTCCAGTAGCCCTTGCAATACAGGGCAGGGTTTACACGGCCAAAAGTCCCGTTACGGAAGTTCCAGCCGTTCGGCATAGTTTCGAAGTGCAGGTGGGGGCCGGTCGTCGCGCCGCCCGTGTTGCCCGACAGGGCGATAACCTGCCCCTGGGCGACCCGGTCGTCGACGTTCAGATCGGTCCTGGACAGGTGGGCGTACAGGCTCACTACGTCGCCGTGATCGATCACGACGACGATCCCGCCGAACGCGGGCGCCAGCCAGTACGGATTAGGGCCGGACCCGTCCCAGCGATAGTCGGCGGGCAGGTCGGACGCCCACCCGGCGAACTTCACGACGCCAGCGCCGATCGCCCGGACCGGCGTCCCGACCGGGACGGCGAAGTCGGTCCCAGTGTGGCCGCCCTCAGGGTTGACGCCGTTAGACGGCAGGGATCCGAAGCCCTGGGTAACGCGCGTCCCCTCAGGGAGCGGCCAGGTGTAATAGGTCATCAGGTGAGTCCTTCCCCGGCCACGCGAGGCGCCCAGCTGGGGGCGCCTCACGCGACAGGCTAGTGAAGCGGGATCATAAGGGATATCTGGACGTACGACGGGGCGCTGGGGCCGAACAGATACGACACCTGCCCGGTATCCGCCGAGATGTACAGACCGGCAGGGGCCGCGACGGCGATCACCGGGAACATACCCGAGTAAACGGGCCACAGCGCCGTCGGGAGCGTCGCCATAACGCCAGACCCCGACTTCACCATCCCCTGGATCTGGAGATTGTCGCCGTGCTTACGGATCCAGAAGCCGGTCCGGTACCCGCCGCCGCCGACATAGCCGACCCAGCTACCCGCCAGCGTCAGCTTCTGCCAGGCGCCGACGTCGATATCGGTCCCGTTGATCGTGCTGACGCCCGTCAGCGGGACGGACCCGCCGCCGTATTTCGCGAACGTCACAGACCCGCCAGACGTGACCGTCACGCCCGCGCTATTCCGCCCGGTCAGCTCCAGGGCCGTACCCGACAGGGTCGCCTTGGACAGCCCGGCGGAGATACTGACGGATCCGCCCCTAGCCGAGAACGCGCCGTTTTTCGCGTCGGCGTCGACCGACGCCTGCCCCACCGTTACCGACGCGGGCATGGTCGACGACCCATCAGGGACGAAGCCGACCGGCTCGCCGCCCTGGAGGTAAATGTTGACGCCGTCGTCGGACATAAGCGCCGAACGGACGCGGACCGGGTTCAGGCTGGACTCACCATTAGGGTAAAAGGACAGACCAGGCCGCTTCGTCACGGTCGTACCGTTGCGGACGCTGGCGGTACGCGGGCCAAGGGCCGTGTTCAGGTAGTTGACCGTCGAGTCGCCCTGGGCGGTAACGGTACCCGTAACGGTGATACCCGACGCGTCCGCCTTCAGGTAGTTGATATTGCTCGCGTCCCAGCCGTTCAGGCCCGACTCGTCCAGGACGATACGCGCGCCGCTGGCGGCTGTGCGGACCGTCGCGCCCGTGATGACCTTGCCGTCGATCGCGCCGTCGGCGATAACGACCGAGTCGACCATTCGGGTAAGGATGATATCGTCCAGCCACACGGACCCCGCCGTGTTGTTCGCCGGGAGCGTCACCCGCAGGCGGGTCACGCCAGCCGGGATCGTCACTACCTTGTTCTTTTTCACCCAGACGTTGACGTCCGGCACGTCCGACGCCCCGTACGCCAGCGCATCCAGGAAGTTGTTAGCCTGGTCGCCGAACCGCATCTTGGCGTTGGAGCTCGTGCCGTTGTATGCAGAGTCACGGCGGACCCAAAACTCGGCATAGAACTTATCCCCGGCCTGGGTAGGGATCACGACCTGGAGCTCCGGGCTATCGATCGTGCTGGTCGCGCCAGCCTTCAGCGATACCGTCCCGCTGTGCGCCGTGTCGGTCGCCAGGTACCACTTCCCGCCCAGCGCCCACGGTTGACCCTCACCCGTCGACATATTAGTGACGTACTCAAAGTCGGACCCGGCGGCCAGGTTCGACATATCGCCGACGGCCAGCATCCGGGTAGTGATCTTCCGCGAGTTGACGACGTCAGTCCACAGCTTGTCGATAACCGCCGTGTCCAACGTGCCCGACGTCGCAAACAGGTTCTTGACGTCGACCGTCTGGAAGGCCGCCGTCGCGGACGCGATCTTCTGGGACGTCAGCGTCGGGATCGCCGCAGACCCGGCGGTCAGCTTGCCGACGTCCAGGTTACTGATCGCCGACGTCGTGATCTGGGACGTCTGCCAGGCGGACCCGGTCCAGTACCACTCGCCGATAACGTTCTTCGACGAGTCGACCCGGCGCCACAGGTCGCCCGCCGCCGTGCCCGTGCCGGACGGGGTCGTCGTGTCGTAATAGACCTTGCCCTTCGACCCGGCCATCGTCAGCGCGCTATCCGCCGTGTCCTGGGCGTTACCCGCCGCCGTCTGGGCGGCGGTCGCCGCCGACTGAGCCGCGTCAGCCGCCGCCTGGGCGGCCAGGGCCTCCGTAGCGTCGACGACCGTAACGTCATCGAACCGGACGACCGCGCCCGCAGGCCCCGCCGTCGAACTAATGTAGAACCGGGGCGCCATCATCACAGCCCCGGCGGGCGGGGTGATATCGGCGACCATGTACTTCCAGGCGCCGACGGTCAGCTGGGACCCGAACTCGTCCCAGTAGTACAGGGCGGGCCAGGTGGTATTTATCAGCGACCCGGACGAGTTGCGCCAGTGGAACGGCAGACCGAACGACCCGCCAGCGGTCAGCGCCGACTCAGCGTAAACCCAGACGCCGATCCGGTAGGTCCGGTCCGCGCTGACCGGGACGTTAGCCAGGTAGCCGGTATGGTTGCCGCCGTCCAGCACCATCTCCAGGTACCGGCTACCCGTGTGCGCCTTCGTCGGGTCGCTAACCAGGTGGATCGCGTCGGTCGTCGCCAGCGGGGTCGTCGCGGGGGAGTTGGAATACAGGATCCCGGACTCAAAGCCGCCGTTCTCCAGCAGGTTAGCGCCGCGCGCCCACAGGTCGTCAGCGCGGGCCTTCGCCTCGTCCGCCCGGGTCTGGGCCGCAGACGCCGCCGTCTGGGCGTCGACCGCCTTCGCGTCCGCGCCCTCAGCCTTTGCGTCAGCCGCATCAGCGGCGGCCTGAGCCGCGTCCGCCTTCGCGTCCGCCGCGTCCGCCGCAGACTGAGCCGCCACAGCCGCCGCCGCCGCGTCAGTCGCGGCCTTGTCGGTCACGGCGGCCCAGGCGGATCCAGTCCACTTCTTCGGCGTGTTCGCCCCGCCGGTCGTGTCGATCCACAGCGTAACGGCGTTCTGGTCCGCCGCCGCCGGGGCGGTCGACTGGATCAGCACCTTGCCCTTGCCGTTAGCGATCCCGACCGCGTCAGCCGCCGCCGTCTGGGCGTCCGCCGCCTGAGCCTCGGCGGTGTTCGCCGCATCCCTGGCGGCCTCAGCCTCAGTCAGCGCGTTAGCGGCGTCCGTCTGGGCGGTACCCGCCGTCGTCTCGACCGTGTCGATCCGACCGAAGGCGTCCGTTATATCCGTCTCGGCCTGGTCCAGCCGGACCGTCGACGCGTCCAGGTCCGTACGGGCCTGGGTCAGCTTGTCGTCCAGGACACCAGCTTCCGCCATCGCGGACACGCCAGCGGCCAGGGCCTCAGACATGATAACGGTCTCGCCCCCGTCAAGGTCGACGGTCGTACTAGGTAGCTGGGGCGCGCGCTCCATCGCGGCCAGTCGGCGCTCCAGATCCGCGATACGCGCGGCCAGCTTAGCGGCGGCGTCTGCCATTTATCCTCCGTATGTGAATGCGTCCGACCTCTTCAGGCTCAGGGTCGCGGTATGTTCCGATAGCAGGGTCCAGCCGACGATCCGGCACCACAGCTCCACGTCGCCCAACCAGGGGACGGTCGCCTGGATCAGCACGTCGTCGCCGACCTGCCAGGACCCCAGGCGGGCGTTAGGGTGATCCCGGACCGTCACAGACTGGATATCCAGGGACAGGGAGCGGCGCTGTAGCTGGTCCCGGATCAGGGCGTCCATCCGGGCCGTCGAGGTTACGTCCTTGGCCGTGTAAACGTAGCTACGCCGCAGGCGCCCATCACGGCGCGCCGTCGTCCGGTGAACCGCGCCCTTGCCCTCGCCCGCGCCCAGGCCCAGGACCTCGTTAGCGAAGTCGTCGCCGTCGATCGTCGGCGTCACGACCCGCGACACGTTATCGCCCTGGATGAATGCCAGGTCAGTACGGCGCCGCCCCAGGCGCGGGTACCCGATCTGGAGCTCGTGCTTGATTTCGTCGCCAGACCAGTAGTGCCGTTCGGTGAAGTCGAACGGGGTCTCCTTAGCCAGACTCTCCAGCTCGCTACCACAGTCCTGGTTGCTCCACCAGTTCAGCGTGTAGGGGCCAGTCTGGAAGGACACGTTCTCGCCCGCGCCAGTCGTGAACGACTTCTTCTCAGGCGGGACGCCCAGCCGGACCGGCGTCGTGTCGCCGGTAACGACCATGCCCAGGTCGCCGTCCGGGTAACTCTGGACGTGCCGCCAGATCTCCTTGACGGCGTCGACCGGATCCAGCCCGACCTTCGAATAGTCGCCCGCGTACGCCAGGCCGTGCAGGTACGACGTGAACCCGGCGGCCTCGACCGTCCAGGCAGGGCCGTCGAACTTCGACGAGATAACGATCCCGCCCCAGCGGATCTCGCCGTCCGCCTCAGCGTAAATAAGCGTCCCCCACTCTTCCAGCAGGAGACGCCCGTCCGACGCCCGCATCGTCCCGACGTCCGGCGACACAGTGCCCCGCAAGGCACCCGCGCCGGACAGTTCCCACTTCTGTTCTTCCCGCATCAGCGGGACGTCCAGGTCCAGAAACTCTTTAGTCGTGGCCCGCTGGGCAATGAAGCGCCACTCAGTCACTTACGCGGCCCCCTCGGAGAACTGCCAGTCGACGACGACCGACGTCTGATAGTCGGCGTACCAGTTGCCAGTGCCGTACGTCCGTACAGCCTGGGCCTCGATATACTGGGACGTCCCGCGCATCGACGCCGGGATCGCGTGCGAACCGATAACCGTGTAGTGGTACCGCCCGTCCGCGTCCTCGACGTCTTGGATCAGGATCCCGTTCTCGGCAGGGGTCGTCGACCCGAACACCGTACGGACACCCGCGACCGAGTCGGAGGTCGACCCGCTCTTCATAAACAGGGTCCCGGAAATGTGGACGACGATATCGATCTTCGTCGCCCAGGACGGGACCTCGACCAGCGGGCGCTGGGCCGACGTCAGCGGCCAGGGCGCGTAGCTGGTCGTCGGAAGCTTGTTGCCCGCCGTCCGGGCGCCCGACGGGTAAACGGTCGTCATCCGGCGCTCAGTCCGGGGCCGGGCCAGATCCCGCAGGTCGGTAATCATCGCGGCGGTCACGGTCCCGGTCGACGCGGGCAGGGTCACACGGGCCAGCGTGATCGCCGACCTGCCGGAATAACCCGCCACGTCCTGGAGGCGCTTCGTGCCCGCTGGGACGTTCGGGATAACCCGCGTGTAAACGTACGGGCCGATCTTCGGGTCCGTCGGCTCCTGCCACGGCTCGCCAGCCATGTACGGATCCTCGATCTGGGCGACGATCAGGTCCGTACGCCCAGCGCCCGACCCCGTCGCGGCGATCGTGACCGTGTCAGTGTCCGGCAGGCGGGCCACGTACGTCTGGTCGTCGCCGCCAGCCGCCCGGTTACGGATCAGCGCCGCGCCCGGCGCGACCCGGACCCCGCCGCCAGGTACCGCCAGCGGCGACACCTTCAGATCCTCAGGGTTGACCAGGCCTTCGGCGCCGCCCACAGCGGCGTAGGCCAGCAGACGGGCAACTTCGGGCGAGTGTTCGGCGCCGCCGCCCACAAACCACGGAACAGAGTCCCAGGACATAATTTCTCCTTACGGGTGGATGAAGGCCTCGCGCCAGCGGATCGTGGCGGAAGGGTTGCCGTTGTTAGCCGTCCCACGAAGGACAAACTCATAGGCGCCGGGATCCAGCGCGGCGTGTGCCAGGCGCGTAGACGTCCGGGTGATAGACCCGGCGACCGACGCGCCGTTACGCAGGATCGACCGCGCCCAGGGGCGGGTATCGACGACCAGCTTCTGGTCGTATGCCAGGGTGATCTTGAACGTCATCTTCAGCGCGCCGACCAGCTCGACCGTCGGGTCGGTGATCGGCCCCTGGATCTCGATAACGGGCCAGGTCGGCAGCTCGCCGCCGATCGTCACGCCCTGGGAACGGTCGGACGATATCGACGTCGACAGGGGCGCCGCCAGCGGGGCCAGCAGACCCCCTTGTGGCTCAGGGACCAGGGCCACAGTCACGCCCTGCTCAGTGCCGCCGTACCAGGTGTCGTCGGCGACGGCGAAGTCCGCGACGACGGTCGACAGGCCCTGGGGCGCCAGGTCGTCGTTAGCGGCGAAGCGGCGCGGGCGCCCGAAGGCGACCCGCCCGTCGCCGGACTCCAGGGTCGCGGTCGCGCCCGGCGTGGCCCGGACGACGTCAGCGCGCCAGGCCCGGGACAGGCGGGCCAGTTTAGCCCGCCCGTCCGCCTCGTCCGCCCCGTCGACGTCCAGCTCGAACGTGACCGTTCGCCCGCCCAGGAAGTCCTGACCGAACGACATACCATCAGTCCGGGGCCGCCGCTCGTCCTCGGTATCGACCTCGCGGGCGCCCAGGTCCGGGGCCGCCGTAAAGACGTACCCGGACCCGATCGACCCGAACAGCAGATCCTCGCCCGGGTAGGTGAGTCGCCACGGTGCAGGACTAGGCATAAAGGCCCCCTCGGTTGATACGGCGGATATGGAACAGGGCCTCTTCGACGTCGTCCCGGATATCCCCGGACGACTGGAGCGTCAGCTGACCGACGACCGGGGCGGCCCCGCCCCCGCGACTCAGCGCGGACGAGATAGCGCCGGACACGCCGCCGCCCTCGACCGTCGGCGTCTGGATCGTTGCCCCGGCGGCCACGCCGCCCAGGGCGCCGACCGCGTCCTCGACGTCGCCGTGCATATCCTGGATACCCAGGACCAGGCCCTCGCCGATATTGACGCCAAAGCCACGGAACACGCGCGACGGGGAGTGGATCCCCAGCAGGTTCTTGAACACGCCCACGATCGGGCCAGGCACCAGGGACAGAATCGCGCGACCGATCGCGCCCATCATGGAGCTAATACCGTCGATCAGACCCTGGATGATCTGGACGCCGACGTCCCACAGGGCGCGCCCGGCGTTACCCAGCGCCCCCGTGATCTTCCCCAGCAGGCCGCCGAAGAAGTTGACGACGCGACCGATCGCACCGGACACGGCGCTAACGATCCCGTTCCAGATCCCGCCCAGGAAGGACGAGATACCGTTCCAGGCGCTATTCCACAGCGACCCGATAATCGACAGGGCCGCGCTGATCGCGGATCGGATGATACTCAGCGCGCCGGACAGCAGGGCGCCGATCGTGTTCCAGATCCCGCCGAAGACGTTCTGGATCCCCGACCAGACCTGGGACCAGTTCCCGGAGATAATTCCGGTCACGACCTGGATCACGCCCTGGACGATCTGCATCGCCGACTTCACGACGTTAGCGATCACGCCGAACACGGTTACGACGACCGGCATCAGCGCCTGGATAACCGGGATCAGGACGCCCTGGAGCGTCTGGATAAGTGGGCCGATCGCCAGGACGATCATCGTAAAGCTGGACACGACCGGCGGCATGATGGCCGTCACCAGGTTAGACAGGATCGGGGCCAGCTGGGATACCAGGGACGTGATAAGCGGCATCACGGCAGTTATCACGCCCATAATCACCGGGGCCAGGATTGCGAAGGCGTTACCCAGCAGGCCGACCAGCTGGACGACGGCAGGCATAACGGCGACGAACACGCCCGACAGGGCCGACACCAGCGACTGGACGACCGGCGCCGCAGACGCCAGGGCCACAGTCAGCACACCGCCGACCGTTGCGCCCAGCTGAGCGAACGCGGTAGCCAGGACCGGCAGGACCGGCGTCAGCGACTGGAGCAGAAGCCCCAGCGGGCTAAACGTCGACAGGAACGCGGGAAGGACCGACATAACCGGGGACAGGAACGACCCCAGCGTGTCGCCGATCGACTTAGCCGCGTCCCGCAGGGTAAACAGGAAGTCGACGACGCCGCTATCCTCTTCCAGCCCCGCGAACGGCTTGAAGTCGCCGTTGACCAGAATATCGAACACGCCCTTGACGGCGTCCTTGATCCGACCGAACACCGGCCCGACCCGGTCGCCCAGGCCGCCGACCATACGCCCGACGAAGTCGAACGCGCCGCCCAGGCCCTTTGACAGCAGGTTTATCGCCCCGGTGATCGTCGGCTTCATCGCGTCCAGGGCCTTCATCAGACCGGAGTTGATCGTCGCTTCCAGGTTGCCCAGGGCGCCTTCGAAGGTCTTGGTCGACTTAGCCGCCTCGACGGCTACCGGCTTATTACCCAGCTTCAGGATCGCGGCATTGAACTCGTCGGCGGTAATTTCGCCGTTCTCCATCGCCTTACGGAAGTTGCCCGTGTAGGCCCCCGCGTCCTTCATCGCCTTCATCAGCGGACCGGCGGCGCCAGGGATCGCGTCGGACAGCTGATTCCAGTTCTCCGTCGTCAGCTTGCCAGCGCCCGCCGTCTGGGTCATCACCATAGAGACGCCCTTGAACGTCTCAGCGGATCCGCCCGCGACGGCGTTTAGGTTGCCCGCCGCCTTCGTCAGACCCATATAGTCCTTGATCCCGTTCGACGCCAGCTGGGCGGTCGTATTCTGGATCGTGGGCAGGTCGTACACGGTTTGATCGGCGTACGCCTTCGTCGCCTTCGTCGCCGCGTCGATCGCCGTCGTCTTGAGTCCGGCGAAGGACATAGTCGCCTTGAACTTATCCGTGGCGTCGCTAGCCTGGGCCGCGCCCCTGATAAACCCGGCGAACATGGCAGACCCGGCGATCGCGACCGCCGGGCCGACCAGCCCCTTGAAGGCCCCAACGAAGGACCCGCCAGCGCGCTTGCCGCTACTGGATCCGACCGCGTCGATCCCGCCGCCGACTTCCTTACTCAGCGCCGACTGGAACCCCTTAGCCGACGGCAGGATCGTCAGGGTTGCGTACCCGACATTAGACACAGGGCCTCCTATTTAGTTCTTGCCCAGCCGGGCCTTCTGTTCTTCCAGGCGCGCCCGCAGGTCGCTGTACCTGGACCCGGTCGCCTTCGGGCGGCTCGGGTGGGCCTCGCCCGTCAGGCCGTGGAACACGTCCGCGACCAGGTACTCCAGCCGGGACCAGCCGCCCGACGTGTCGTACTTCCGGGCCGTCGCCGACTCAGGGGGCAGGGCATGGACCAGGACCGACAGGCGCCGGACCGATAGCCCGCCGCGCCACAGGTCGCCCAGATCGACGCTGTAGAACCGTTGCAGGTCCGCCTCCAGCGTGTCGGGTGACTCACGAATCAGCGCGGCGAGCGCCGTCAGTTTCCCGCGATACCCAGGGCCTTCTGGATCGCCAGGACGAACTTGTCGACCTCAGCGACCTTCGGCTTCGTCGCCTTGTACTTAGCGATCTGGGCGTCGCCCAGGATCAGCGCCAGGAACACGGTAATGCGCCCGGACTCGTACGCTTCCAGGACCTCATAGGGCCACTCGCTAGTCGGGTCGATCTCGTAGTCGACGCCGTCGAAGGTGAACGGGATCTTCTCGGCCAGGGCCTCAGCGGCGGCGGGGGTCTTTTTGGTAGTCATGTTGTGCTCCTTAGCGCGGGTCAGGAAAGTAATTAGCGCGGGTGGGTTAGAACAACTGAGGGGCGCCCCGCGCGGACGCCCCTCAGTTATTTAGTACAGGTGGGTTACTACGGGGCCACGTACGTCGGATCGTCCTCGACGGTCCGGTACAGGGTGCCGTCCGACTCAGGGAAGACCAGGACGGTGATCTCGTAGACCGTCGGATCGCTCTCGGATTCCTTGATCTCGGCCACTTCGGACACCTCGGCGGTCGCCGCGTAACGGCGCTTCACCCGGTCCGGGCCGTCGGTCAGCTGGAAGCCCACGGCGAACTTCTGCCCGGCGACCGGCGCCTTGATAACGCCGGTACGGACCCCGCCGACAGACGTACGGGTCGATCCCGGGTTGACCAGGTCGAACACGACGTCGTTATCCTCCAGCGCCACGAACTTGAACGAGCGCTTGTGCTTCGACGTAGTCCGGCGGTACAGGTGCCCGCCCCAGGCGTAGTGTTCCGACGTGTCCTGGTCGCGGCCTTCGGTAAAGCCCTCTTCGCCGTCCAGGAGGCCGACGGCCTCCCAGTCGATCCCCCAGGCGGTCGTGGTGTCAGTCGGTCCAGCCGTGCCCTCGGGGGCGATAAATACGTCCGCACCCTGCCACAGTGTCGTCTGCTTTGCGTCGCCACTCATAGGCGTACTCCTTACGTGATCTGGCGCGGACGAAGCCGGGCCGTAATAGTGAAATAGGACATAGGCGCCCCCGTGTCAGGGTCGCCGGTAGGGATAGGACCGACCAGCGGCGAACAGCCCCGGACGTCCGCCGACGACGCCGCCAGCAGAAGGCCCTCGATCAGAGACGCCAGGCGGTCGCCCAGCCCCTCGTCCTTATGCCAGACCGTCACGCGGACAGTCGCCCGCCCGTCCAGCCGGGCGTCGCGGTACCGGCCATCCGACCGGACCTGGACATAGGGCAGGACGGGGGCCTCGTCGGTCCCGTCCGGCGACTTAGTGGACACCGTCGCGGATCCCGCGTCAGCGTCTGTACGTCCCGCCAGCAGGGACCGGATCAGGTCCCGGACGGCCAGCTGGGGGTCCGGGAACACGATTACAGCCTCAGCCATTTATCGCCCCCGCGCCTTGCGGACCTGTAGGCCCTGGGACGCGGCGGCCCGGGTCAGCGGACCCCGCTTACCCTCGACGGCCATCCCGGCAGGATGGGCCAGGGTGATATCGACCGCCGGGCGGACGCCACGCAGGCGCCCACCGGACGCCGTCCTGGACGTACGCCGGACAGGGACAGGCGTCCCCGACGCCGTCGGCGACCCCACCGCCGCCTCGACGCCCGCGCCCAGCCGCTCAACAGCGGACCGGACAGGGCCGGAATTGAGTACTTCTTCGATCCCCGCGCTATCCAGCCGGATCTTCGCGCCCATCGCGCCTCCTATCTGGTCGTTACGCGCGTCAGGGCGCAGACCGTGTAAACGGCGGACCCCAGGCCGCGCTTCGTCGCGGGATCCCCGTCGACCCGCCAGACGTCGCCCTCGTACTCGACCCGGTCGTCAGCGGTCAGGTCGACCGCACCAGGGGCGAACAGCGTCCACTCCCGCCGGATCACCCGGCGGGCCACGCCCTCACCCTCAGCGACCGTCACGTCCTGGACCGACGCGCCGCGTAGGCGCACACGATCCGGGGCGTCCCAGGACTCCACGGGATCGCCGTAGCTATCCGTCGTCGTGCCCGCCCGCAGGCGGTAGACAGGGGGGACAGTCGGGTCAGGACTCAGGAGCACTTAGATCCTCCCTAGCCAGTAGCGGGATCGTCGGGCCGCCGTCGTCGGCGGCGACATAGACCGTGTCGTCGAGAATCATTGGTTCAGTGGTGTGCATCAGCCCTCATATCCGCTCGTGATCCTGACGGATCCGACGAAGGCGCCAGCGCGCCCGGACGACGCCCGGCGCACCTGGGCGACCTCGCGGGCCGTCAGGTAAACGCCCGACGTATCGGTCAGCCCGACCGAATGCTCGCCCAGGCTCTCCTGGTCCAGCCCGCGCGGGTTCTCGTACTCACGACGCGCCGCCTTCAGGATCACCAGCTGGACGACCTTCGGGGCGTCCAGGGTCCAGGCGTTAGCCCTGGTAGTGCTGACCTCAGCCAGCGCCAGGGTCGTCGCGTCGTCCAGCGCCTCTTGCGCCCGCGCCAGGTCCTCGTCCGCCAGCGTCCCGACCGGCAGGCCCAGACGCTTCTCCAGCAGGCCGACCGCCGGGGGTAGTGGGTTAGCCACAGGGGCCTCCTATCTGGTCGGCCAGGCCCGCAGGACGCCCCACGCGGGGCGCCCTACGGATCTAGCACAGCCGGGCTAGATTAGAGAACGGCTTCGGCGGTGTCCAGGTGCAGGGCGCCGCCGTTCGGGATCGCGGTAGCGGTCACGGCGCGGGTAGCGTAGTCGCGCTCGATCTTGTAGGTCGGCAGGATCGCCACACCGGAGAAGGTCGACACCAGGGAACGGTCGACAGTCTTGTCGGCAATGTAGTCCCGCAGGTACCGCAGGGAGAACCCCTTCTCGTTGACCATCGCGCCGAACGACGCGCCGGTCGGCACGACGGGGGCACGGGTCGCCAGGGTCACGGCGTCCTTGTGGAACGCCAGGATCTCGGTATCCGGGACGCGGGTCGACTCCACGACGTTGAAGCCGCGAACACGACCGACGCCGCCTTCCCGCAGGGCCGCAGTGGAGCCGCTCTGGGACGCGTCCTCCAGGGCCTTAGCGTCCAGCAGGTTAGCGTAGACCTCGGCGCCGACGATCATCTGGATACCGTTGACCGCCACGCCGTTCTTGCGAAGGGCCTTGCGGATCTGGGTGAAGTACGCCGTCGGGTTAGCCGGGTCGTACGCGATCGGGGCGCCCGCACCGTCCAGCAGTTCGGTCTCCGGGATCGCCAGCAGGGCGGTCGCGACCTTGTGCTCCAGGGCGTCGACGATCGCCTCAGCCTGGGGCCGCAGGACCTGGGCCGAGAAGTCGGTCAGGTTCAGGGTCATATCCGCTTCGGACAGGGGCACAGCGCTGTAGTCGTGGACGCGGTCCAGGTTCAGCGTCTGAGTCGTCTCGGCGATCTCGTCCATCACGATAGACGAGGTAATGTCGTCGATACCGCGCTCTCGGGCGATCAGGGTCGTCGGGATCTTGATCGAGATGGGGGCGCCGCCCTTGCCACCGGCCATCAGGTCGTTAGCGAAGTTGCGGGACACCAGGGCGGACAGGAACGCGTCCTCGTTCGCCAGGTTAGCCAGGACCGACGCGGCCTCGGCGGGGGTGAAAAAGTCGTTAGCCATAGTGGCGTTACCTCTCGGTTAGTTGCCCCAGGGGGCGGGATGGATTAGTACTTCGCGGCGCGTGCCGCTTTGGCGATAGCCTCAGCGTCGAACGGCGTCTTAGCGGCGCCGCCGTGCCCCGGCTTCAGATCCGGCGTCGGCTTGCCAGGCAGGCCGTCGTCGTCGCCGGACGCGTCCGCGTCAGGCTTAGCACCAGCCTTCGGCTGGTCCTTGTCATCAGCGGCAGGGTCGCCGCCCTTCTTGCCGATAGCCGCCAGCCGGTCAGCCTTCGCGACGATCTCCTCTTCGGTATCGCCGGTCAGCAGGTCGGCGTAGTCCGCCAGGTCCGGGTGCTTCCGCAGGGCGCGCTCGACGTGCAGGGCGCGCTCGGCGTCAGCCGCCCGCTTCTCAGCGGCGGTCACCTTCTCGGACTCAGATCCGGCGCCGTCCTTCAGCTGGTCGCGCTCAGTCTGGACCGCGTCGCGGTCCCTCTTGATCGCGTCCCGCTCAGTCTTGACGTCGGCCAGTTCGCCGCGCAGATTCTGGACCAGCCGCCACGCGCGCTCCGCGTCGAAGTCGTCGCCCCAGGGCGGGGTCTGCTCCTTGGACTGGTCAGTCTGTTCGGTCTGCTTTTCGGTATCGGCCATCTTGGTTTGTCCTCCTGGGACGGTAGGCGCCCGGACCTGCCGGGCGCGTGTTGTTAGGCGGCCCGCCGTAGCGGCGCCGCCGGGTTATTGAGGGGGTGCGTCGGATCCGCCCGCGTCTCGCGGTACAGCGTCCGCCATTCCCCCAGGGTCAGCGTCGACCCCTCGGGGCGGTCAGGATCATCAGTTCCCTTCCACAGCCGGTTTAGTGTGGCGGCGTCTCGCGACCAGCCGCCGTCGGCGTCGTTCCGGTACACCAGGCGGACGCCACAGCCGCAACGGTCGTGCGATCGGAAGCTGACCGTGCCCTCGGAATAGACCGGGCCACGGCTAACCAGCATCGCGCAGAAGGGGCACGGGCCGCCGTCGCTGACGCGCGCCCACCCTTCGACGTTCTTGTCCAGGCGCGACGCCTGGATCAGCATCTCCCGGCCCCCGTCCAGCACGATCCGCTTACCCGCCGCGACCGTCGCCGCCAGCCCGGCGGACATAGCCGCCTCCAGGCTCACGCCCTTAGCCACTTGCGTCTTGACCAGGACCGGCCCGGTGACGCGTAGCGACGTCGCGACGGCCTCACGGTTCAGCGGGACCGGCGGGGCGGACAGGGCCGCCGCAGGGAAGCCAGCGGACGACGCCACCTTCATGTAATAGCGGCGGGCCAGGGCGTCGGACGTCGCCCGCCCCCGGCCCAGGACAGCTTCCGCCGCCGCCAGGTAAACCGGGAACGTCTCGTCCAGGCGGTCCAGGACGATCGTCCGCTTCCACACCGCCGCCAGGACCTTCTGGGTCTGGGCCGTCAGCTTGACCTGGTCGACCCTATGCCGATCGGCCAGCTGGAAGCCGTTATCCATCAGCTATCCTCCAGCGCCGCCGCTTCTGCCTCAGGCAGACGCAGGGATACCGGCATAGCGCCAGTGAACTCGACGCCGGTCAGGCCGACCTGGGCCGCCGCCGACTCAGGCGACACGCCCGACCGGATCAGCGCGCCCAGCGCGTCAGCCTTCGCCTTCACGTCGGCGGCGTCGCCGTCGGTCGCCGCTACCGGCTCCGTCTGGCGCTGGAAGTCGCCGACCAGGGCGCCCAGGACGTCCGTCGACTCACGCAGGGACTTCCAGTACAGGACGTCCTGGTCCGTGATCCCCGGGATCTGCTCCCACAGCGCCTCGACCGGAACAGACAGCATCTGGGCCATCTTGCCCAGCGCGTCGACCGTCTGGGCCAGCGAGCGGGCCTCAGTGTCGCGCCAGCGGACTTGCGCCGACGTGTCGCTAGCGGCCTTCCGGTCGCCAGCGGCCAGCGCCGCCAGCCGGAACCCGGACTCCCACGACTCACCAAACAGCGTCTCGTACTCGCCGATCTTCCGCTGGGTCGCCGCTTCCATCTGGGCCAGGGCGTCGGCGGACAGGTTCACCAGGTCGCCCGTAAGAATGTTCGGGGACACCTGGGCGACAGCGGCCATTGTGCGGACGACTGAGTCGTACGCCGTCATGTGGCCGGACAGTTCAGTCTGGGCGAAGTCGCCGAACCGGGCGCCGTCATCCTCAGCGACCCACAGGCGGTTTACCGCCGCCTGGAACGGCTCTACCGGGTTGCCCGCGTCATCCTCAGGGATCGCCAGACCCGTCGCCCACCGCTGGCGGAATGCCGCGTACTGGAGCGCGATCAGGGTCGAGAACACGATCTCGTTTACACGGTCCTGGAGTTGCAGGACCGGGCGGATAATGCCCCGCGCCTCGCCGTCCAGGCGGTCGCGGAAGCGGACGAAGGGGGTCACGCCCAGGCCGTGGCTGTCCGTCCTGGACAGGATCCACTCTTCGCCATCCTTCGGACGGGCGAACGTGTAAACGTTGTCCTTGTCGAACACTTCCAGCAGGCGCGTCCCGTCGGCGGTCGTGCCGATCCGGCGGAACCCGATCTCCGGGTAGTCGTCGTCGTCGTCCCGATACCAGGCCGACGCCTTCAGCGGCGACTGAGGGCGGAAGTACGGCGTCGACCGCGCCCCCGCCTTGCCCGGCAGGATCAGCGCGTAGCTGGTGCCATATTCCAGGGCGCCACGGTGGGCGATCGTCTGCCGGGCGTCCAGGCCGTTAGCCTGCCAGTAGTCCCACGGGCCAGCGTTAGACGCCGCCTTCGCCGGGCGGTAGCCGTCGACGAACAGGCCCTTGTTGTACGTGTCACTCAGGAGCGGGGTCCAGTTAGTGACCGCGATCTTCGCCAGGTGCAGGTATTCCTTCTTGGCGCCAGCGGGCATGTACGGGTCGTTATGGTCGCCGTCCAGATACCGCTTCACCAGACCCAGACGCCCGTCCCGGTGCAGATCCTGCTCCAGTTCGCCGTCCAGGCGGGCGGCCATCGCCTTGTCGATCACGGCCATAGGCCCTCCCTTAGTTGATTAGAAGCCAGCCACACGGCCAGCAGGTTTACGGCGCTTCTTCAGCCCGCCCTCGGCCATCACGCGGGACCGGGCCATCCGTGCCAGGACCAGCGACGCCAGCGCGTCGACCTTCTTCGGCGACTCACGCGTCTCCTTGCCGAACGACACGCCCCAGCGGTTAGGCCGTCGGCGGGCGTTCAGGACGTGGCGGGTCAGGATCTCGTCGGCCTTCGCCTCAGGCGCCGACCCGGCCAGCAGGCCGTGGGCGGTCCAGGGCAGTTCGCCGTCGGTAATCGCCCGGTGGGTCGCCTCGACCGCGCGGGTCGTGTCCATCTGGTGCCCGCGCATATCGAACCCGACCGCGTGGCGGGTCGTCGCCTTCACCAGCAGGCGCTCGGCGTACTCGTCGCGCCAGGCGTCGATATCCGTCTCCCAGTAGGCGACGTCCGAGAAGAACGCGACGACGTCCAGGGACGCGAAGGCGTGATCGACGGCGCCCCGGACCTGGTCCTTCGGGACCTCCCAGCCCTGCCCCTTAGGGCCTTCGGGCCGTTCCCAGATCGCCAGCAGGAACACCGCCCCGTCGTCGACCCGGCAGGCGACCAGCGCCGTCGAGTCGTCGGTCAGGGATCCGTCGAAGCCCAGCGTGACCAGGTCGCCCCGGTCCCGCTTGGACCCGGGCGTCCCGAACTTCAACGGCGCCAGATCCGGCGCCCGGTTCTTGCCCCACTCAGCGGGCGCGACCCAGCTATCGGCGGCGGCCACGATCTGGTTTAGGTAGAACCGGCGCGCCTCTTCGGGCGGCGTATCCGGGTCGTACACTTCCGCCAGGATCCGGTCCAGGTCGACCCAGGACGCGTCGCCGTACGCACAGCGCAGGCCCGCCATCACCTGGGCCTCGTCGGCCAGGTCGATATCGTCCGGCGCCTCGCGCGTGTCGTACAGGATACCCGTCGACCGCGACCGCCCCTCGACGATCGCGCGCCACGCCATATAGGACTTCTCAGCGACCGACTCTTGTCCCGGCTCGTGGGCGTTAGTCGTCTCCACCACACGGGCGGCGCCGTCCCGGGCCTTCGCCAGGTTACGGCGGACGACGCGGGCCAGCTTCTGCCCGCCGTTGCTAACCGTCCAGTGGTGGGTCTCGTCCATAATCGCGAACGTCGGACGCGCGCCTTCCTGGGACGACGACGACGCCGTGATCGGGACGATCTTCCCGCCCCCAGGGAGCAGGATCCGGGTCATCCCGACGTCGAGGCCGAAGTCGTCGACCAGGACTGAGTCCTCGCACATAGCGCGGATCGCCGCAAAGGTGTTCTCGGTCTGAGTCTCAGACACGCCTGCGATAACGATCCAGGGCATAGGGTGAGTCACGCCGACAGGGTCGCCGAACGACGACCAGCCGCCGAAACGGACCGGGCCAGCCAGCTCGGCCAGCGCCAGGGCGCCCAGGAACGGGGACTTGCCCCAGCCCTTCGCCCGGCGCAGGATCCCGCGCCGGTAAATGAACACGCCGCCAGCGTCGACGGCGTACCACCAAAGAATGAAGTTCAGTTGCTCGCGCGTGAAGCGGAACGGGTCGCCCGCGTCGTCGCCGTCCGGCTGGAGCAGGTAGCCCTCGGCCCAGTCGATCACGCCCCAGCCAAGGGTCTTGACCGACCCGTCCGTCGGGAACGGATCCAGGGACACGACCGCCACGGGGGCAGGCTTAGGGGCGGCGGCGACCTTCTCAGCGACGGCGTCCGTAAGGGCGCTCACGCCTCGCCCCGCAGGCGGGCTAGGGCGCTCTCGCGGCTGGCGGCGGCCTGGATCGGAACGACCTCGGCGTCCGGCGCCGCAGACAGATCCTCGATCCTGATCTTGGCCCGCAGGCGGTCGACGTACGTCGCCCCCAGGCGCTCTTCGTTCAGCCGGATCTCCGACAGGGCGGCGGCAGACGGCTTGATCGTGAAATAAGACTCTACGATCGGGACCAGCATCAGCAGGCGGCCCCAGTCGGTCGACTGGAACAGCTGAGCCTGGGCCGATCGGCGCCAGCGGTCGTACCAGGCGACGGTCGCGTCGGACCAGTCGGCCCGGCCCGTGCCCTCTTCCAGCGACGGGCCGCGTACGGTCCCGTCGGCGGCGACGGTTACGACGTCGGCCTGGCGGCGGCGCGTGTCGCGCTCGCGCTGGTGATGCTCTTTAGGGGCGGGTCCGCGTCCAGCCATCCGGGCCTCCTAACGTGTAAACGGGCTATCAACAGCCTGTGGATAAAAACCCCCAGACCCGCGCGCACAGGCAGACGCT